ACGGCTTCCAGATTTGAATTGCCTGTAGCCAAAGCTTTAGCAATTACTTCATCTGCGTCAAATGCGTCGCCATATTTCCGTGACAGAGACTCAACTGTCTTCTCCAAATCCCGCATTGCTTTTTCTTGTTCAAATGCTTTCATTCGAGATTCTAGTTGTCGGTACTGTTTCTCAACTGGGTCCAATAACAGTTCGTCTTCCGACGATTGCTGTTCTTCTAAACCATAATGTTGTTTCAACAATTCCAAAGTGTTTTTTGGGTCGTTTTGCAAGGCTTCTTGCAAAGCAGCACCAAACTGCACCTGTTTCCGTTGCTCACTCAATTCCTGTGTCTTGCGGGTATAGTCCGCTTGACGCTGGTATCCAGCAAGCGCCTCCTTTAGTGGAACATCAATTTCCTCACCAGCGACGTTTAGTTTGACAGGTTTGTCAGCGTATTCGTCCCAAGCAAAATAATCGGTGCTTACTTCGGGGGCTTCACCTATTTCCGTGCTAACTTCTGCTTGTCCAACAGTTTCTGCTACTGGGGCTTCAATTGCACTATCAACGGTGTTATCATTACTCATAGAGTCCTCCAACGGTTTGCTCTATACCTAACGCAAAACCGTTACATAGCTCCTTGAGTATTTGGTAGCGGTGCGCCCTGCGCAAGCAATTGTGCAAGAATTTGTGGCGGAATATTTGACGGCATAGCCATGCCACCCGTTGGTGGCATTGGCCCCATATCAACAGGTGGACCTTGCTGCATTGGTATTCCTTGTGGCATTGGTTGTTCTGGTGGCATTGGTTGACCACCCTGTTCTGCGCCGGGTGGTGGTACAGGCATCATCGGTTGGGCGTTCACAAAAGACGCCGCACCCCGAATACCGAAACCGTATTGCAAAACGTAAGTTGCAAGTTTCGGCATATCCAAAATGCCAGCACCAGCAAACGGTGCCATAGCATCCACAACCTGCATTGCCATCTGGCGACGGAATGACTCATTGACTGGCTGAGTTGAACCACCCTCAACAATGAAGTCAAATTCACCTTGAATGTAATCTCGGTCAAACTTCAGCCAAATTGGAGAGGCTTCCGAGCCCACAATACGAACAGCCTGTTCGCCAGTCATAAACTGTTGTGCAAGCATAATCAAACGACGACCGCATTCCCCAATGCTCTTTTCGACGATTGCCAACTTGTCCGAAACGCGAGCATTGGCAGCGTCCTGAATAATTGCCGCCTCTGTTGCCGTTCGACGAATTTCTGGCATTCCACCACCCTGATATTCGTTAAGTCCAGAGACTGAACGAATATCCTCGGAAATCAATTGTGATTGGTTGTAGAACTCTGGTGGGTTAATTACTGCCGGCATTGGCGTAATTACGTTGTTAATGCTTTCGTCAGAAACAACTGGCACCATTACGTTGTCTTCATCCGACTCAAGGGCATTGCGACCATCTGTATCAAATGCTGTTTCTTTGTATAACCACTTACGAGAGAACCGTTTACGGTGGTTCATCATCTGTGTACGGGTCAGATTCAATTCGTGTTGTAGTGGCTCAATTGCTTCTAGTTCACCCATTGGGTAAAAATAATCTGGTATATCGTAGTTGCGTAACATTGTGTACGGATGTCCGAACAAGAAAGGCATTTTTGTTGGCGAAACAAGAAACTTGTCTGAGCCATCACAAAACACGGACATTGTATTTTTATCAATGTCATACCATTCCCAAATCTCAACATATGAGTTATCTTTGTCTGTTGACATTCGTGGACGGAACTGGTCTTGTCCCCACTTTGAATAATGCGAAGGCGCCGCGTCCGCGCGCGCAGAAGCATTGTATCTTTTGTCTTTCTTTACGTCTTCTAGCGGACGACGAGTGCGTTGTGCAATCCAACGGATATCGTCCATTGATGTTGCGTCTGGGTCAACATACATGTCAAACAAAGAAACACGCTCAACAAAAGCTCTATCTTCTTTAATGATTAATTCTGATTCAACGGCGGCTTCCGGACCAGGCGTTGTTAATTCATCGTATGAATCAAAGTTCGGTGTTTCGTCTTTTGCTTTTTCTTCTTCAACGTAACGATAACCAGTCTTTACCCACCCGTGTCCGCAAATAAGAAAGTCTTTAACCGCACGGCGAAACTGCTCTTGACAACCATAATGTTGCCACCAGTAGTTGATAATTGCTTCCGTAACAATTGCCTTATCGGCATCTTCTGGCCGTTTGGCGTTTACCGTAATTTTTGGGTGATTAATAGATACGGCAGGCGAAATAACGTTGATAGTTGCAAACGCAATGTTTACCAACAACTGGTCTTCTTTGATGTCGGTACGATGATGTTTGCCACGGTACAAATCAATTAGACGACTCCAAAGGTCGTCGTAGCGTTCTTCTTGTCGCCAACGGCGTGACTGTTCCAGCTTCTCTCGATACTTCTTTAAGATTTCCGTGTTAGTCATTCGTGCCATTATTTATCCTCTTTACCCTTGTGCCAACCAATATGTTCATCTAACTTACTGCCGACCTTATCCACCTTTATGCCTATTGCTTCCAGCAACTCCCTACCTTCTGCATGTTGTTCTGAGTTTTCTTTGCGTAGCTTGCTCAGGACTACTACTACCGGGCCCGTAATAACGGCAACGACAATCGGGACCCAGATTTCAGGCATGGCATTAAATCCAACGACTGCCAACGGGCTCGGCGTTGATGCCATTTATCTTGGCATCTGCAACCTGTTTCTGTTGACGTTCCTTGATGGTTGGTCCATGAAAGTCTTCTTTGCCGTAGGTAAACCCTAGATTTACCGTGCCTATGTGGCATTTAAAGCAAATAGCACCCCGCCTTGGCAATTCTGGTGCATAAAACTCTGTAGAACAGTTGTCGCAGGTTATGGAAAGCATCAATACAATCCTAAATCGTTACTTTTCTGACATTTTCTGCCCCGATTGGTTGTCTTCCCTCTTTTGGTGCTTTCAGAATGTGCTGGCTCCACCAATCAAACGTATTCTTTTTGGGGGCAACGGTAATTCGATATTCAGGTAGCCAAACATATTTAAGCATCTGGTTACAGATAGCCAAAGACATAACTCTGTCGTCATGGGGCGAACCGTGCATCTTGCCATTTTGTTGACGGATAAAAGTGCGTAGTTCGGCAACTGTTGCTTTGCATGCAATATACAAAGCACCATCTCGCATGTTCCCGTTTAGTTCGTCAATGGCTAAAGGTTTAGAAACCGATGTTGTACGCCAACCCAAAGTCTCGCTAACCGTAGGGTTGCGCTGACCTAACCGTCTTTGACGAAACAGGTTCTTGTATCCCACGCGTTGCAACCCTTTCAGGGTTGTCAACCCGTGGTTGTTTGACTCAACACCAATCAGACAATGGTTGTACCACCAACCCAAAGCAAACAAAACTTCTTCACCAAATATGTCTGCGTCCACATGACCATGCCAATGTGCTACAACCAAACCTGTTTCGACATTGATTACATGTGCAGAACTAAAGTCGCCATGACCTAGACCTTCGGCAACGTCAGCACCAATAACATAAACCTGACCACGCTCAGGGAACTCCCACACAGCAAGTTCACCACCATCTTCCCTGAACTCATAAACACCCTTGCCCATTCCTTTGTGTAAGTAACCACGACTTGGTTCTTCGGGCTCATACGCGCGCAAGGCTTCCAAATCAAACACAGGACGACCAGAACGGATAAAGGCTTCGTCTGGGTCAGATGGATATTCTTGTGCCATTTGCCAATCAGGCAAGTCACGCTTCTTGGCTTCGTACCATTCTTCGTCACGGTCGCCAGCAGACCAAGGGAAAAAGATTCCCGTAAATCTATTTGTTTTTGTTTGGGAACCAACCCACAACTCGTGAAATATGTTGCCCTCACCGTTGGCGGTAGATAGACAAATGACACGACCGCCGACATCGGCAATTGGCTCAATGGATGCCCAAGCTTCGCTTGGGTTTGGCAAAAACGCCATCTCGTCAATGATTACCAAGAATACCGATTCACCTCGGGCTGGGTCGTTGCCTGACGGCAGCGACTCAACCGCAGACTCGTTAGCGAACACAATCTTAAGTTGATTATCGGAAAGCAACTCTGGACCATGTTTGCGCATCCATGCCGGCAACATCTTGTAACCGTACTTTGATTTCTGTAACAACTTGGCTGCTTCGCGCTCTGTGCGCGAAAGCATAACAATAAATCTGTCGGGCCAAAAGAAAGCCAACCAAAATGAATATGCAGACGCAAGGGTAGAGAACCCAATCTGTCGTGCTTTAAGCACTATCGAGTATCGGGTGGATAACCATGTGGCAATTGTTTCTCGTTGCGCATCACGCAACTCAAACTTGATACGACCCCGTTCAGGGTGGCGTATCATCCAATAGTTGGAACAGAAATATTCAAATGCTTCAACCTGTTGTTCTAAGGTTGCGTCCTCAGGACCTTTACATTTTCTCCATTCCTTCTCGTTGAGAAGGTCGGATAATTCCATTACTTCTTCTTGGTCTTAGTTCCAAACGCTGCGCTAATTTCTGCTGATGTAAGCTCGCCATCAACTGACGCTGCGGCAAGTTTCTGTACAACACCAAACAAGGCTGTAAGTCCTGCAACACCAGCCGACTTAATCACATCAACACCGAGGATTGCTCCACCTGTGATGATTGGTAATGCGCTGGCAATAAACAACGATACAAGTCGTTGTCCAAGGTCTAAGGCTTTTGCAATTGCTGAGTTCATTTTTCATCTTTCTGACTTAGGGTTATTACGGAATGAAGAACCACGGCAGTACCTGTCAAAAACACAGCCTGACGAAAAGTGGGTCCAGACAAGGTAATTAATAC